GTCTAGCTTCCAAGCAAAGGTTGGGATGACAGATGATCTAGTAAGTGCAACCCTATTAGCAATACGTATGATGGCTGTACTAAAAGACTGGGATCCTAGAATATATGATTCTTTCAACCAAGCAGAGCACGATGAAGATTATGAACCACCAATGCCAATCTTCATTAGTAGCAATTATTGATAAATACTTTTATGAAGAGTCTTGACAACATAGCAGAAGATCTATTTAATAAAATTCGCGGAAGGTTCCCTAGCGTTACTATCGGCGACGAAGCAGGAAAAGTTACTAATGATCCAATTGTAGCTCGCTTTTTTGATTTTGATTACAAAGAAGGAGATAGAAATATCGGTAAAGTAAGTATTTCTATCAGTGAAGATAAACTTGCTGTTATGTATAGCAACAGTTTTGTAGAAAACGAAGATACAATTACTAGGCAAAACTGGTATAACTTTTTGAAAGAATTACGTGTGTTTGCTAAGAAAAGATTACTACAGTTTGATACTAGAGATATTACTAAATCAAACTTAGACAAGAGAGATTATAAATTCCTGGCGCAACAACGAGGCGGAGAACAAACAATGAGCGAGTCAACAATGTACGGTACAAGTAAAGTCAGCTACCAAGATATTGGTAATGCAAGACTAACTATTAAGCATACTGAAAGTGTAAACCAAGAACAATCAACAGGTAGAACAAGAAAAATTGGTGCTATCTACGTAGAAAACACAGACGGTGAAAGATTTAAATATCCTTATAAACATCTAAATGGTGCAAGAGCAATGGCAAGACACGTTGCTGAAGGTGGTAAGCCATATGATGATTTCGGCAAACATATTACAGGACTTTCAGAAGAACTAGCCAACCTACGCAAATTCAAAACTTATATGAATCGCTCAAGCGTAATGGCAGAAGGTCTAGCAGGATATATGGGTGCTGTTGCTGAAAGACTTGAAACGATTAAAAAGACTGTGTCCGGCCTACAAAAAGAATCATTCTATAAACAAGCATTTGAATCTTATGAAGTACCTGTTGTAGAAGATGTACCAAACGATGTTGCAGAAAATTGGATCGACGAACTTACTATTCGTCAGTTTAACGAAGATCTAAAAGATGTATTTCCGTTTGTATACAAACTAGTAGGCGAAGCAACTCGTGCAGAAGAACTTACACCAGATGACTTAATGAGTGAAAAGAAAAGCTCACCAGCTGGCGGCCCTGCTTGTTGGGACGGTTATAAGATTGGTAATCCTAAAACTAAAGAAGGTAAAAACGGTAAACGTGTAAACAACTGTGTACCAGAAGGGTCGGATCCAATCACTGATGCACTAGATGACATAATGGGACAATTTTCCGATAAACCACAAGCACAGGAAAAACCACAACCAGAAAAACCAAAAATTCCAATGACAGAATTTATTCTATCTTTGTTCGATAGAGAAGAAGGACAGTTTCCAAAAGGCGAAACAGCAGTACTAACAGCTATTGAAAAAGACTACGGTGAAGAATATATCGATCCTGCAAAGCAGTTTATTGAGCGTATTCAGGAAACATATGCTACATATGCAGAAGGTAATGCGTATGGAGATACAATCCGTAAGGCAAAAATGAATGGCGCCGAAAAAGGCGACAAAATTGATCATCCGGACGATGACGAAGAAAAGATTACAATCGAAAAAGGCGACTTATTAAGATTAGCCGGTATGTAAGCATATTTGGCTAATAAAATTGATTTTTTGCAAGTTTTTTTAAGAAAAGACTTGACAAGCTAAGTAGTTTAGTGTATATTATACACTGTGCTACAAACAAAGGCACAAAATATAGGCAACATTTATAGGAGGCATAACTATGGCATCATTAGCAGAAATCCGAGCAAAGCTCAAAGAACAAGAAGCAAGCTCTTCCGGCAACCGCAGTTCAGGCGGTGGCGATAACAGCATTTACCCATTTTGGAATATTAAAGAAGGCGATAGCGCAGTGCTACGTTTTCTTCCTGATGGCAACGCTGATAACACGTTCTTCTGGCAAGAACGACTTGTTATTAAACTCCCATTTGCAGGCGTAAAAGGTCAAACTGACTCACGTCCTGTACAAGTACAAATTCCGTGTATGGAAATGTACGGTGAGACTTGTAACATCCTTAATGAAGTAAGAGGATGGTTTAAAGACGCAAGTCTTGAAGATATGGGTCGTAAATATTGGAAGAAACGTTCTTATATTTTCCAAGGCTTTGTAGTGGATAATCCACTAGCAGAGGACACAACACCAGAGAATCCAATTCGTAGGTTTATTATTGGTCCTCAAATCTTCCAGATCATTAAGCAGGCGCTTATGGATCCAGATATGGAAGAACTGCCAACAGATTATACTGCTGGTGTAGACTTCCGTCTTAACAAAACTTCAAAAGGCGGATACGCAGACTATTCAACATCTAACTGGGCTCGTAGAGATCGTCCACTAGGTGATGCAGAAATGAATGCGGTTAATACACACGGCTTATTTAATCTTAATGACTTCCTACCTAAAAAGCCAGGTGAAGTAGAACTTAAAGTGATGCAAGAAATGTTTGAGGCGTCAGTAGACGGTGAAGCATTTGATATGGATCGCTGGGGTCAATACTTCCGTCCAGCAGGTATGAGTCAGGCAACTGGTGATCCAAATAAACCAAAGGCACCGGCAGCATCAACTCCGGCACCAGCGGCAACACCAGCGGCTGAGACTGCACCAGCACCACAACCAGAAGCAACTCCAGCACCAGCGGCTGAAGCGGCTCCTGCAGGTGACGGTAATGCTCAAGACATTCTAGCAATGATTAGAGCACGTCAAGGACAATAAAACCAATATGTCTTTACTAGCAAAATCGAGAACAGAGATTCACGGTTTACCTGTCAACGTTCCAAACGCTAGTAAAGACTTTGCTTTTTAGATAGGAGAAACATATGGCGAATAAAGCATTCGACCCAACGAAGTTTAGAACTTCACTAACTAAATCTATTACAGGTATGAGTAGTGGATTCAATGATCCAACAGATTGGATTAGCACAGGTAACTATGCACTCAACTATCTTATTTCCGGAGACTTTAACAAAGGTGTTCCAATGGGTAAGGTAACAGTATTTGCAGGAGAATCTGGTGCAGGTAAATCATATATCTGTGCAGGTAACATTGTAAAATACGCACAAGATCAAGGCATCTTCGTAGTTCTAATTGACTCAGAGAATGCACTTGATGAGTCTTGGCTACACGCACTAGATGTAGATACAAGCGAAGAAAAACTACTTAAACTTAATATGTCAATGATTGATGACGTTGCTAAAACTATTAGTGTGTTTATGACAGACTATAAAGCAATGCCAGAAGAGGATCGTCCTAAGGTACTGTTTGTTATTGATAGTTTAGGTATGTTGCTAACACCTACTGATGTTGATCAGTTTAACAAAGGTGATATGAAAGGTGATATGGGTCGTAAGCCTAAGGCATTGACTTCACTTGTTCGTAACACAGTTAATATGATCGGCTCACATAACGTAGGCTTAGTATGTACTAACCACACTTATGCATCACAAGATATGTTTGATCCGGATGATAAGATTAGTGGTGGACAAGGCTTTATCTATGCATCAAGTATTGTTGTTGCAATGAAGAAACTAAAACTTAAAGAAGATGAAGACGGCAACAAAATTAGCGAAGTGCGTGGTATTCGTGCAGGTTGTAAAGTAATGAAGACTCGTTACGCAAAACCTTTTGAAGGCGTACAAGTTAAGATTCCTTACGAAACAGGAATGAATCCATACAGTGGACTAGTAGAACTTTTTGAAGCAAAAGGTGTAATCGAAAAGAGCGGTAACCGCTTGAAGTATGTTACAAGCGAAGGCGAAGAACTATTAGACTATCGTAAAAAATGGACTGGAGAGTTACTTGACACAGTTATGTCAGATTACTTAATTAAGGAAGCTTCTATGGTAAATACCGCTGATGACACTTCCGAAGAAGAAGTCGAACCTGAATTAACTGAGGAGTAACTTATGGACGAAAGTCAAGTTGTTGAAGTCTGGACAATGTTTAAAGAATACATCGATAAAAAGCACATCGAACTAGCCGCAGAGAGATATGTCGATTTATGTGCCGATTATGGTATTTCAGACGAAGCATTACAAAACGCACTCGGCAACGATAGTGCATTAGATTATGCTATCAATTATTACTTAGATATTGATAATGAAGATGTACTTGATGAAGAAATAGATTGGGATTAACATATGGGTTGGTATAGCGAGATATCTCGTGATGTAAGCAAGATTCCTCAAGCAGTAGCACACTATGAATCAGAGCTTACAGATGCAAAGCAAGAAGTAAAACTTGTAGGCAATGTTGAAAAGGCAGCGGCAGCAATGCCAGGCATTGTTGAACAACGGTTTAATCAACTACAAGAGATTGAAGCTATACTCAACTATCTCAATATAGAACTGCGAAGATTGCGTAGTTCGTATTTTAAAAAATACCTAGAAAATTATCAACGAGCTCTGTCTAGCCGCGATGTAGAAAAATATGTCGACGGCGAGGCAGACGTTGTTGACTACGAAAAGATTATTAACGAGTTTGCACTGATGCGTAACAAATGGTTAGGCGTTCTTAAAGCACTTGACCAAAAGCAATGGCAAATTACAAACGTAGTTAAGCTGAGAGTAGCAGGTATGGAAGATGCATCATTATAATGTTCTAGTAGGCGTTGATCAAAATTATTATGATGAATGGGCAGTAAACTTATTACAAAGCATACAAAGATACAATCCTTGGCTTAATTTACACTGTCATATAGTAAATCCCACAAAAGAAAATACTTTGAATGGCGTAAGTATTACCACAGAAAACATTACGTTTGCAAACGACGAATCAAAGATTTCTTATCTACAGAGTGTTAGATTCCTAGTAGTTGCAAACAAATTTAACAAAAATGAAAACGTTTTTACTTTAGATGCAGACACTGTTTGCACAAGAAAAATAGGACACGTTTTTACACAACGACTTTTTGAAAAACAGCACGTCTTAAAGCACTATAAAGAAAATAGATGGCTTGCTGGATTTGTAACTTTTTTAAATAATGGTTTTAGACAAGAGCTTGCTTCAGAACTAACTGCTGTTCCTATTAATGAATGGAAATGGGGTAGAGATCAAACAATACTTAATAAATTAGCAGAAGAATACAAATACGAAAAATTAGATAGATTATGGATGTCTATAGGTAAAAACAAATTCAATAGTGCATTTTTAACTTTAAAAGGCGAGCAGAAGGTAACTGAAAAATATTTAAATGTTTATAGGAAGTATCTAGATGTATAAAGTTTTTTGGTCAAATAGTCGTCCTAATTTTGGAGACATCTTAACTCCTTATATATTAGATCATTACAATGTAAATTACGAGATGGTGCCTAAGCCAGAGCAAGGAAATGCTATGAGTATAGGTTCAATTATTCATAAAGCAATTGATGGAATGATTGTTTTAGGAAGTGGTTGTATGCATAGTAAACATCAATTAAATCCTAAAGCAGACTATCGTTTTGTTAGAGGTCCTTTAACTAGGCAACGAGTAATTGCTTGTGGTGGCACTTGCCCTAGTATATACGGCGATCCAGCTTTATTGTTACCAGAGTTTTGTAATGAAAGTAAAAAAGAATATGATGTTGGTATTGTACCTCATTATGTTGATCACGCTGACATAACTGAAAAATACCCTAATCATAAAATAATTGAACTTACTAATAACGATCCGTTAGCAGTTGCAAAAGAAATTACAAAATGTAGGTCGATTATATCCACATCGTTGCACGGTATTATTGCTGCTCACGCTTATGGAATACCAGCAGCCTGGGTTAAGTATTCAAACAAGCTAAAAGGTAACGATATTAAATTTAGAGATTATTATAGTTCCGTGCAATGTACAGATTACTTTAGACCTTATAAACATATTGAAGATGTAGAATTTTGTACTCCTACACTACCTGACCTAAACAAATTAAAAGAAAAGTTTTTAGAATTAAATGACTAAGCCCAGAGATTTATTACAATTTAGATTATTAAAGCAAGCAATACAAGAAGAAGGTATTAACTTTAGTGCTATCGATACTAACACAAAAATAAATCATCAAAATGGTTATGTAGAATTTAACGGCAAACAGATAGGGTTAAAATATCCTAAAAGTTACGTAGAAGAAATAAACAAATTATCAAAACAAAAAATTTATGACTTTTGTTTTATTGGACATTTTGAAGATAAAGGCAGACAAGAACTACTAGAAAAGTATCAGTCTAAAAATAGTTATATTAAGAATAGTTTTAACGGTAGAGATCCTAAAGTAAAATATCAGTTTGATAAATCATACTATTCAATTATTAGTTCTACAAAATACGGTTTAGTACCTAATCATAAAGGTCCTTGGTACGATCACGAATATGCTTGGTCATATAGATTTATTGAATGCATATTTGCAAAATCATTACCTATACTTTTTAAAGAAACAAAACTAGGAAAGTTTTTCCTGAAAGATTACAATTATATCTGGGATGATGAGTTCAGCCCGTTAGCTGACGATACATATAACAAACTAGTAGAACAAAATTATCAAAAAGCTATTAACGAATTTGTACTACAACCAGAAGAAATAAATGCTTTATACGGTATGCAATAAATATCTGTATGAAAACAATCGTACTTGTCACAGGTGGCTTTGATCCACTACACTCCGGTCATATTCAATACTTTAAAGATGCTAAAAATTTAGGCGACGAATTACACGTTGGCTTAAATTCAGACGATTGGCTTACACGTAAGAAAGGCAGACCCTTTATGCCTTTCAAAGAAAGATTAGCAGTAATAGAAAATTTAAGTTTAGTTGATAAAGTTATTTCATTTGACGATAACGACGATAGTGCCTGTGGAGCAATATTTAAGACATTATCTACACACGGTACAATAGAACTTGTATTTGCCAATGGCGGCGATCGGACAGACACTACAACACCAGAATATAAAACATACGGTGACTTACCTAAGATTAAATTTGCTTGGGGAGTAGGCGGCACAAACAAAGCTAATAGTAGTAGTTGGATACTTGATGAGTGGAAAACACAAAAAACAGAACGTGAATGGGGATATTGGCGGGTGTTAGACGACAAGCCTGAAAAGGGTTACAAAGTAAAAGAACTTGTAATTTATCCAGGCAAAAGTTTAAGTATGCAAAAACACTATTATCGTAGCGAACAATGGAGTATTTTAGAAGGCTGTGTTAAAATGCAGACAAATTTTAATAACAGAGACGAAACAGTATTTCTAGAACCAAGTTCAAGGCCGTATGACATTGATAAAGAAATATGGCATCAGGCATCAAATCCTAATGGTGTAAACGCACACATTCTTGAGATTCAGCGAGGAGAAAAATGTGTGGAAGAAGATATTGAAAGAAGAGATTAAATGGAACCATTAAGAATTTATGTTGGATGGGATAGTAGAGAAGATATAGCGTTTCAAGCGTGTAAACAAAGTTTATTAGACACGGCATCTGTACCAATCGAAGTTATTCCATTAAAGCAACGACTATTAAAACGAGATGGACTTTATTGGAGAAAGTCTGATAAGTTAGCATCAACCGAATTTACATTCACAAGATTTTTAATAGCAGAGATGGCTAATTTTACAGGTTGGGCATTGTTTATTGATTGTGATTTTATTGCTGTAGAAGATGTAAAAAAGTTGTTTGATCAAGCAGATAATAGGTATGCATTAATGTGTGCTCAACACGACTATACACCTAAAGAAGGTGTAAAGATGGACGGTAAACAGCAATTAAACTATCCACGTAAAAACTGGTCAAGTATGATGCTTGTAAATTGCGGACATCCTAGCAATAAAAAACTTACGAAAGATTTAGTAAATGATCCAAACATTGACGGTAAGTATCTACATAGATTTAGTTGGTTAAACGATAGTGAAATAGGCGCAATTAGTCACGAGTGGAATTGGTTAGTTGGTTGGTATAACGAACCAGATGATGGCAAGCCCAAGTTTATTCATTACACCGAAGGTGGACCGTGGTTTGAACAATATAAAGATTGTGAATATAATTTAGAATATTATCGTGCCGAACGTAAGTATTTGATGCAAGGTATAAAAGGAGCAGAAACAAAAGCAAACTTAGCAAAATCAAAAGGATCAAAGTTTGAAGAGCTTACATTACCTAAAGACACAATTGAAGCAGTAAAAACAGTAATATATACTCCTATTGATCCTACAGGAAAATATTATGGAAAAACACAGGAGCAAGCAATGAAAGTTATTCAAAATAAATTTATGAAGGGGACTGTACATAAAAATGCTGCTATTGATCCAGAAGAAGGAATAGCATACCATAAGGACGGTCTGCAATATGACGAGTACTTACAAAGTTTTGTGATAGGTAGCGGTGGCAGATTAAGTGACTGGAAGACAGAGCAGACTACAAACACTCCGTTAATCATTAGAGGACTAGGCGGCGGCAGTAGAAAAGCTCTTAAACACTGTTGGGAAACAAATAGACTATTTTATGCCATTGATACAGGATATTTCGGTAACGAAGGCAGTAAGGCAAAGATATGGCATCGTGTAACTAAAAACGAATTACAGAATACACAGCCTATTAAAGATCGTCCTGATGACAGACTGTTAAACTGGAAATACAAAAAATTTAAAGACGAAGGTAGAAAAATTTTACTTGTTCCGCCTAGTGAAAAAGTTATGATGTTATGGGATCAACCAAGTCCAGAAGAATGGGTAAAGAAAGTTAGCGAACAATTAAAAGAATATACAGATCGACCTATTGAAATTAGATTAAAGCCTGATCGTAGACACAGAATTACAAATCAATCACTAGAGGCAGCAATGGCACTAGATGTTTATTGTGTAATTACATATAATAGTATTGCTGCATTAGAAGCACTTAATTTCGGAAAGCCTGCTATTGCATTAGGTCCTAATTGTGCTACAGCAGTTTGTAATACTAAATTATCTGAAGTTGAAAATTTAAATAAACCAGATAGAGACACAATGTATTCGTTGATGTGTCATTTAAGTTATGCACAATTTAACCGCGAAGAGATGATGAACGGGTACGCTTGGGATATTGTAAATGAAGGTAGTTAGTTACTTCAATGTAGTACCTGCATTAAACAAAAGCCAAGAAAAATTTGATATATTAACTAAATTTGTTCAAGGTGTAAATGCTGTAGGTGATAAAGGTATACTACATACAGATAATAATTTAATTGACGCTGATGTAGGTGTTATACAAGGTTGGCAGCACGAAATAGGAAAAAATGCACCGCATTTAAAGTTACGTCAAGCAGTTATTGACAGAACAAAAAATAAACACGTTTGCAGTGCAGATGCAAACTTATTCTTATACGCAAATAAAACTAATCAACCTCATCATTATTTACGTTATAGTTTTGACGGTATCTTTCGAAATACAGGACAATACTTTGATGATAATCCTGATCCTAAAAGGTGGCAGCAAATCAGTAGAGACACAGGCATACAACTTAGCAATATGAAACAAACAGGTAATCATATTCTAATTTGTGCTCAGAGAGATAAAGGTTGGAGTATGGGTCAGATGAATTTAGATTTATGGCTAATCAACACTTGTACTGAAATACGTAAACACACTAATCGACCTGTTGTTGTGAGATTACATCCTAAAGATAATCAAACAAATAGAAGAGCAAGTAGCATTGCAAAATCATTAAGTCAATTTAAAGATATACGCCTTAGTCATAACAGAGATAATATAGACAGGGATTTAAAAAATTGTTGGGCAGTTGTTAATCATAATAGTAGCTCAATAGTAGGTCCAATTATTCAAGGACACCACGCATTTATAACAGACAATAGTACTAGTCAATGTGCCGAAGTTGCACATTTAGGATTTGATAAAATTGAAAAACCGACATTGTTTGATAGACAAAAATGGTTAGAAAGAATTAGTATGTGTCATTGGAAATTTAGTGAGCTACAAGATGGAACAGCGTGGCGCCATATGAGACAATACGTTAGTTCCTAACTACAGCCCATACGTGTTTAGATGTTTCAGTTTTAATAATTTCTAAATTTACATCTTGATCCATTAACTCTTTTACAAACTTATTAACACCTGTAATTTTCACATCATCAAACACAATTATTTTACTATCTTTAACTTGTTCATAATCGTGTTTTACAGTATCGTAACTATGACCGCCGTCTATATATACAAAATCAAATACTGTTGGCTTTAGTGTATCAGTAGTATACCCCTGGAATAACTTATAATCCAAATTATTATGCTCAAGTTTAACTTTATTAAGTGTTGCTTTAGCAATCCTCATATTAGCAGGCGCTTTCCCGTTACGTTCTTTTTTGTGTAAATCAAGATCAGGATTTTGTGCATCGAACACATCATATCCATAATAGGTTAACTTTTTTACTCTTGGTGCAAATAATTCAATAAATTGTTTAGCAGATCCTCCTTTGTGTGTACCTATTTCTCCTATGAACTTGCATCTTGCATCTCCGATAATCTGTTTCATTATGTCAAACAAAAATGGTTTCATTTTGAATTCCAATAAGCTTCACTTCTGTTAACCATTAGATCTTTATCTAAACTTTTTCCTGTGTCTTTGCGTCCGCCTTTCATATGGTCCATCCACTTGCCTAATGGTCCATTAATTAACGGATGGCCGCCGCCGCCTGACTTTGCTTCTTTGAGATACATTTCTGCACTATAGTCGTGTGATGGAAATTCACTGTACTTCTTTAACAGTTCACCGAACACATAACTGTCGTGCCATTCTTCTAACTTAAAGATGCCGTTCTCTGCATCTTCGTACATACGTTCAAAGTCTTCTAAGAAACTATGACACACAGGGTGATTTAGATTCATACCGTAGAAGCCACACTCTGGCCAAGTCTGCGATCCTTTACCTCTACCAACATATGTAATATAAGCATTTTCAGGAAGTAGCTCTTTGAACTCTTCGTAACTCCAAGGACTGTGAATAAAGCTATCTGCATCCATCCACACACACCATCCTTTAGAGCGTGTACAAGCGTCATACACAGCGTATGTTTTATTAGCAAAACGTATAGCATTCCATTTGAATTCTTTATGCCAATCTCTAGGACGTCTTGCTTTTATATCATCTGGAGGAATTCCATTTGCTTTAGGATCATTCTTCCATTTTTCTTTAAATGCATTTAGTTTAGGCAATGTCTTTTCTGCACTTAATATTTCTATTCTTCTTGTATCTGGATTAGGAGGTAGTATGCCTTCTGCATACACTAATAATTTAATTCTAGGATCTACTTGTTTTGCGAAACTTTCTAAAAATCTTTGTCCGTATTTTGTGTATCCGTCTGGATGAAATGTTGTAACCACAGTTATAGCTGGCATTTGTTTTCCTCGTTAAATATACTTATATGGAATATTTAACCTATGAAATTCAGTCTTTGGTCGCAATATGGCGCACAAAATAGTAGAGAAGTTTTTAATGCCTTTGCTCACAGTCTTGTGGCTGCTGGGCATACTGTTGTTTGGAACGATCCTGTTTCTGATGTTGATGTCATTTGGAGTGTTCTTTTCGCTGGTAGAATGGCTCAGAATAAAACTATATGGCAAAGGAACTTGGCAAAATCCAAACCGACCTTGGTCCTAGAAGTTGGCGGGATCAGCAGAGGCAAAACTTGGAAGGTAGGACTTAATGGAATCAATAGAGACGCTTATTGGGGCGATATTGATAATGATGATAGTCGTGTCAGTTTACTGGGACTTGAAGTAAAACCCTGGCGCACAACAGGTGAATACATTCTCATATGTGGACAACACGATAAAAGTCTGCAATGGAATAATATGCCTAAAATGAGTGTTTGGGTAATGAATACAATTACTGAAATACAAAAACATACTGATAGGCCAATTATCTTTCGTCCTCATCCTAGATGCACATTACCTAGCATTGAACACGAATTTAAAAACGTTCGTAGACAAACACCTAAGCAAACACCCGGTAGTTATGACGATTTTGATATAGACTACAGCAATGTATACGCTACTGTAAGCTACAGTAGTAATCCTGGTATACACAGTGTACTAGAAGGTGTTCCAGCGTTTGTAAGCCCTAGCTCGTTAGCGTATGACGTTGGTAACGACATAGACTTCTTTCACGACATAGAAGCGCCATTGACTCCAGATAGACAACAATGGCTTAACGACTACGCTTGGACTGAATTTACAGTAGAAGAAATTTCTCAAGGATTACCACTTAAACGCTTGACTTCTAAGTTGTTTTAAGTTATACTGTATGTATGTTTACAGTAGAAGATTACATAGAAATTTTAGCCGGCATCCAATCCGGAGGCTCTGCAATCAAATTAGAACGTGCTGACTACAACCTTGTTACTAGTTTAGCAAGGCAAACGTTTAAAGGTGTTGCATATACAGATCGTCAGTTTGAACTTGCTAAAAAGAAAGTACAACACTATGAAGGTCAACTTATTGCCCAAGGCTTTAAGATTGAAGATGATGACTATAACAATCTTAGATTGCCGCTGCGAGAAATAGATCGTAGTCGTTGGATTAAAATTGTAGATGATATTGACAATGCAACAGAACATAAATCTTCAAAAGCACCTTTTATTGCAGTTAGGTTTAGCTTCCAAAAGAAGTTAATCAGTGCATTAGAAAAAATAAGACTAACATCTTATCACTATGATAAAAAATTAAAAATACAATATTTTGAATATAGCGAACAAAATTTATTTAAAATTCTAAGTGCATTTGATGGAAAAAACTTTGAAATTGATCCTGCCGTTCAAACAATTTATGATAAAATTTTAACATTTACTAGGGAAAATAGTTTACCTGGTGTTTATGGTTATAAATTAAAAAACTTGCCAGACTCTGCTATTAATATGCTTGAAGAAGAATTAGGTAAACCTAATGCTGATAATTTACTGTTATATCAAGACAGAAGTTTAAAATATGGTTTACATATTGATAGTGATTATAATGTAGATACAAATTCTTTAGAATGGAAAATTGCCAAACGGAAAAATCCTAACGTTAGTCTTGATAGTGCGAATGTAAGTTTAGGTGATCTATTAATTACTTTAGAAAATTTGCAAAGAAATAGAACACTTATTCTTTTATCGAGTCAGAACGATTCGCATTACGATAATATTGTAGAAGCTCACTCAATTATTAGAAATCTATTCAAGCCTGAAGAAGTTGCTGTAACATTTAGATTAGATAACAAAGACGAAGGTATTGAATTTAACAATTATATTAAAAAGCAATGTATTAATAATATGGTTGACAATAATACTAAAATCGTATATAATACAAGTAATAAAATGCCCAAGCCACTATTAAAGTCGACTTGGACGCCTGATACGATTCTTGTATTAGGCGCTAGTGGATTTATAGGTCAAAGAAAAGTATTAGATTGTTATCCTAGTGCTGATCTTATTATACACTGTGTAGAAGGTAATTCTTCACAGGGTTATCGATCATACTTGGGGAGAGGAATAGACAAACTTTAATGGCAAGTTGTAAACTAATAATTGAAGATGAAGTAAACATCAAGCTAGAAGGACTCGATGTAGATGTACGACGAAAACTTGCGAACGCTCTTAAGTTCGAAGTACCATATGCACGATATATGCCGCAGTATAAATTAGGACGTTGGGATGGCAAAGTTGCTTTCTTTGGCATTGGTGGTACTGGTTATGTTAATCATCTTGACGTTGTTAGTGATGTACTTGCAAAAAACAATGTACAAATAGTCGACATTGAAGACAGGCGACATCCAATACAATTTAACTTTACTCCGGTAACAGAAAATTACTGGAAGGATCAAGGCGTTGTTTGGCCCAAGGGTCATCCGGCAGAAGGCGAAGATATTATTCTACGTGACTATCAAGTAGAATCAATTAATAACTTTTTAAATAATCCACAGAGTCTGCAACAGATTGCAACTGGTGCAGGCAAAACAATTACCACAGCAACTCTTAGTCACATAACTGAACCTTACGGACGTAGCCTTGTTATTGTGCCTAATAAAAGTCTAGTTACTCAAACAGAAGAAGACTATATTAATTGTGGTTTGGATGTAGGGGTATACTTCGGCGACAGGAAAGAATTAGGTAAGACTCATACTATATGTACTTGGCAGAGTTTGAATATTCTAGACAAGAAGCACAAGGACGGATCAGCTGTACTATCACTAGCTGAGTTCTTAGACGGTGTAAGTACTGTTATTGTAGATGAGGTGCATCAAGCAAAAGCAGAAGTATTGAAAAACTTGCTTACACGCAACTTGAAAAATGCTCCTATTCGTTGGGGACTAACCGGTACGGTGCCCAAAGAAAAGTTTGAGTTTGAAAGTATTCACGCTTCATTAGGTCCTGTTATAGGACAAATTAGTGCTAAAGAATTACAAGACAAAGGTGTGTTATCGCAGTGTCACGTTAATGTTGTACAGCTATTAGACACACAAGTACACACAGATTATCAATCAGAATTAAAATATCTAACAACAAATAAAGATAGACTAGAATATATAGGCAAATTATTAAACACAGTAAAACAAGACGGAAACACCCTTATACTTGTTGACAGAATTAGCGCAGGCGAAATGTTACAAGAACAAATACCAGGTAGTGTTTTTGTTAAAGGCGATGTTAAATTAAAAGATCGCAAGGAGGCATATGATGAAATCAATGAAGGAACTAATCACGTCGTTATCGCCACATACGGTGTCGCGGCTGTCGGTATTAATATACCGCGTATTTTTAATCTTGTTCTCATTGAGCCTGGCAAAAGTTTTGTCCGGGTAATTCAATCTATAGGTAGAGGCGTAAGAAAGGCAAAAGACAAAGACTTTGTACAAATTTGGGATATCACTTCAACGTGCAAATTTGCAAAGAGACATTTAACACAACGCAAAAAGTTCTATAAAGAAGCACAATATCCTTTCACTATAGAAAAAGTAGATTGGAACTAACAATGAAAATATTAACGCTAGACAATAAACCGTTTTCTTTAACGAATATGCCTGACGAACTTGAAGACGAAGTTCAATTTGCCGTTCTTGATAACTCAGATGCAAAAGAACCAGATTTCTTTTTTATACCTTTAATTTTCTTAGAAAGTTTTAGCGCACCAGCAATGGTTTTAGAAATAAATGGTAAAGAAATAATGATGCCTATAGATTGGCACCTCGCAGTAGGTGACAGTCATAGTGGCAATGACTTAGAAGTTTTACCATTAACTAGTATTAACGATAGGGGATTCGAAGCATTTCTTTTCAATCCATTAAGCAGTTATAAGTTTGACTTTGGCGATATTAAAGTAACAAATTTTTACAATGATGTAAAATGGTATTTTCCAAAAACAAAAAACGGCCAACTATTGGCAATACCAATTGAAGATTGCGATAAACCATTATGTGCGTACTTTATTAAAGATATCAGTAGACAGAGCGAAGTAATAGATTATACAAATTTACTATGACGGATTTTATACACACTCAATATATAGATAAAACAGTATGTGACGAGCTAATAGAGTATTTTGAAAATAATACAAAAAAGTTCGAAGGATTATCAGCATACGGAGTAGATAAGGACATAAAAGATAGTATTGATTGTTATCTGGAAGATGAGTCTCTAACTAACAAATATGTTCAGCAACTAAGAAAGGTTGCTAACTCTTATGTTGAAAAATATCCATTTGCAGATCATTATGCTCAATGGGGAATTATTGATAGTATAAACATTCAAAAGTACGACCCAGGTGGGGGATTCAAAGTATGGCATACCGAAAGATCTGGTCCAGAAGGATTACAAGCCTCTAGGCATTTGGTCTTTATGACTTATCTAAATGACGTTGATGACGGCGGAGAAACAGAGTTCTTCCATCAACAACGTTCAATTAGCCCACAAAAAGGTCTAACAGTAATATGGCCGGCAGACTGGACTCATACACATAGAGGGGTGCCTTCGCCGACAGAAACAAAATATATTATTACCGGCTGGTTTAATTTTTAGGATTGGAGATAGAAATGAAAGCAGGAAAGATTTGGGGTCAAACAGAATTGATTCACGCTAACGGTGTATTAGAATTTCATCGTATTGAGTTTAACGCAGGTTACAAGTGTTCAGAACACGAACACAGATTTAAATGGAACGGATTCTTTGTTGAGTCGGGCAAGATGATTGTTCGAGTTTGGCAAGATGATCAAGGACTAGTTGATGAAACTATTCTTGAAGCAGGTGACTTTACTCAAGTCAAGCCTGGCAAAATTCACCAGTTTGAAGGTTTAGAAGACGGAGTCGCTTTTGAACTATACTGGGCAGAATTTAATCACGATGACATTGTTCGTCGTACAGTAGGCTCCGCAACAAAAGGAAAGAAGTAAAAAATGTTTACAAAACTATTAGACGGTGTAGACAAGACTCTAGTTAGAAATCTTGTAATTTTACACACACTAGTAATTGCAGTAAGTAATTATTTGGTTACAATTAGATTTGATTTATTCCCAGGGGCAGACTTGCCTTTGTTTGGATCATTTCCTTTAGCGGCAGCAGCGTTTACGTTTCCAATCGTTGTTGTAGCAACTGACCTAACAGTGCGTATGGTTGGTAAAGAAGCAGGTCGTGCAGTAGTAGCAATGGCTATTATTCCTGCTATCATTGCTTCAGTGCTTGTATTACTAGCACTAGGTGATGAACACGCATATAGAGTTGGTTTTGCATCAGGTATTGCGTATGCTATCGGTACAATGCTTGATGTGTATGTATTCCAACATATTAGAGAGAAATGGAGTGAAGCGTGGTGGGCAGCCCCAGCAATTTCAACGATTGCGGCAAACATCATTGACACATATTCATTCTTTTATGTGGCATTTGCAGGTTCTACAGATGCAGAAGGTAACTTAACTTGGATTGGTGAAAACTGGCACGTTGTTGCACAGAATAATACATTGACTAAGATTGTAGTTGGCTTAATTGTATTCCTACCTGCATACGGAGTCCTATTAGGATACCTAAAGAAAAAATTAGGTAAAATATAATGGGAGAGCTTCTTCCTGGAGAAGCACTGATATACGAGCGTAGCAACGGTGTTGTGTACGCTCGTTATCAGAACAAGCCTGAGATTCCCCGCTGGGTTATAGGAGGGGATCCGGGTGCTGTAGCACGGGCACAAGGAAAGTTGTTGGACTACAGTGAATGGTTAAACTTATGCGAACTTGCAGAAACAAATATAACATTGAAAAAATTAATGGACAAACTTGTTACTACATACTATGTAATTAAGGAAGAAAAATGAAATATGAAGATTGGGACATTGGGGGAGAAGTTGTTAAAGAAGACGAAAGATATATCGTAAAAGATAACACATTATTAAACAATTTAGTAGTAAGCAGTACAATGTTATCAGCTAATAAGAGTACAACAGGACATCGACACGCCGGACAAGAAGAAGTTTATATTTTTGTTAGCGGCAGTGGACAAATGGAACTTGATCATAAAATAATTGATGTAACAGCAGGCGATACAGTACTAATAGAAGACGGAGTGTTTCACAAAGTACACAACACAACTGACTTTGGATTAAAATTTATTTGTGTATTTGACGGAGGGAGAAACCATTGAGAATTATAGCAGGACCGTGTCAGCACGAGTCATTAGAAAAAAGTTTAGAAATTGCACGTGAATGTAAACGTGTATGCGACAAATATGGCATCGATTATTATTTTAAAGCAAGTTTTGACAAAGCAAATCGTACAAGTGTAAACGGCAAGCGTGGCGTAGGATTACACTCATTTGTAAAAGATATCCTAGAACTAAAAGAACAACTAGGTGTAAAAACACTTACAGACGTACACGAAGTAGATCAAATACAATATCTAACTTACGTAGTCGATGTATTACAGATTCCTGCATTCTTATGCAGACAAACAGATTTAATACAAGCAGCTTGTGCAACAGACTGCATTGTAAATATTAAAAAAGGACAGTTCTTAGCACCGTGGGATATGACAGGAGTGCTAAGTAAGTGTAAAGATGCAAAAGAAGTTTGGATAACAGAACGAGGAACTAGCTTTGGTTACAACACTCTTGTCGTTGACTATACTGGTCTTATGTATATGCTCGACAATTATGAACATCCTATTGTTTTTGATTGTACACACTCTGCCCAAAAACCCGGCGGACAAGGTACTAGTTCAGGTGGTAATAGGGATTACGTGCCTGGGTTGGCTCGTAGTGGGTCTGCTCTTGGGATCCGGAACTTTTTCTTGGAAGTCCATCCTGACCCTGATGTAGCACCAAGTGATGGTCCAAATATGCTACGCTTAGAAAATTTTGAGGAGGTAGTACGTGATATCATCAGCTATTCTTATACCCGCAAGGTATAACAGCACACGCTTTCCAGGTAAACCTTTGGCACTGTTAGATGGTGTGCCAATGATTAAACGAGTGTATGATGCTTGTATAGCATCTAATCTACCAACATATGTGCTTACTGATAATCAAGACATATACAATGTAATTGGTACAAATTGTCTATTAGATCATCGCGATTACAAAAACGGAACTGAAAGATGTGCAGGCGCTGTTGCTAAGTTTGATATATTAGATCAATACAAAAACTTTATAAACGTACAAGGCGATATGCCTGATGTAACATTGCAAATGATAGAACGATGTATTGAATGGTTACAGTATTATCCTATTAGTACAGTGTTTACAGAAATGCCTAAAGAAATGCAAGACAATCCTGACTCAGTTAAAATGGTTAGAGCGGGTGATCAGGCTCTATGGTTTGGTAGAGGTATGACTGGGTATGGCGAATGGCACTTAGGTATATACGGCTATAAAAGAAATGCATTAGAATTATACAATGGTTTAGAAATTACTATTGAAGAACAAACGGAAAAATTAGAACAACTAAGATGGTTAAAAAGTGGTTGGAATTTGGGCTGTTCGAGTGTATACTTTAAAGGTACTGAGATAAATTCACCAGAGGATGTAGAAGAATGGCACAGCAAGCGTTTCCAGTAAAAGATGTATTAGCGTGTATAGATAGCAATGCAAAGTCTGTATGGAATGAACTCACAGACGAACAAAAAAAGTGTGTTAACTTTTGGTTACTTAATAGATATGCTAGTTCGGTATCTGGTACACGTGAAGCACAAGAACTTGCTGTTGTAATGACTAATCAAATCTATAATAAAAACTGGAACGAATTAGGCACAAGACATCCTAAATTACAATGGCAACTACTTTGTTCACTACACAATGCAAACAGTGATATTAGACGACACAACTGGATTGGCTTTAAGAAGAAGACAGGAAATAACAACGGTGTTAAGCTATTACAACAGATCTATCCTAATATGAAACAAGACGAGGTAGAATTACTTGCTAGAATATCTACAAAAAAAGAACTCAAACAATTGGCTGAGGAGCATAGTATTGACATCAAACTCTAAGCCATACGTATGCGAATATTGCAACACAGGGTATACAAGAGAAAAAACTCTTGCTGCTCATATGTGCGAGAAAAAACGTAGAGCTTTACAAAAAGATGAAAAGCGGGTACGACACGGATTTTATGCATTTCAAAGGTTTTATAAACTAAGTGCAGGATCTAAAAAGGAGAAATCGTATGAGGATTTCTGTGCTAGTCCTTACTATAATGCTTTTGTTAAGTTTGGCAGTTTTCTCAATAATGTCAAACCTCTCTACCCTGAACGATATATTGATTACGTTGTTACAAGCGGCGTTAAATTAGATCATTGGTGTAGAGACGAGATGTATGAAAAATATGTTCTTGAATTTATTTTGAAAGAAGATGTTACAACAGCACTTGAACGCAGTGTTGAAACAATGTTAGAATGGGCGGCAGAAAACGAACCAGCACCTTGGACGCATTACTTTCAGCACGTTAGTTTGAATAGAGCTGTATGGCACATTAAGGACGGAAAGATATCACCTTGGCTATTGCTTAATTGTAAAAGCGGAAAACAAATGTTAGGAAACTTCAATGACGAACAACTAGAAATGGTATATCACGTTATTAATCCGCAACATTGGGCAATGCGTTTTAATCGTCTCCCTAACGATGTACAGCTAGTTAAAGATGTAGCAAAGGAAAGTAATTTATGAAATTAATACATTATCCAAATAAAATTTTAGAAACAAAGTGTAAAGATGTAAACCTTGAAGACCCGGGTTTTAATCCAAAAGAGCTTAAAAAAGAAATGGTTGATTTTATGCTTACTAACGGCGGTATTGGATTAAGTGCTAATCAAGTAGGTCTTGATATAAAGGTATTTGTTATGGGCGATAGTGTTAAGAACAGTACAATGTGTATTAATCCTACAGTTTTACAACACACAGAAGAAACTGTGTTAGATGTTGAAGGCTGCTTGAGTTTTCCAAATACATTTGTCAAAGTTAAACGTCCTAAAGAAATACTTGCACAGTACTGGGACGAAAATCTAAAAGAATGTGTAGTAAAGATTGAAGGCTATAGCGCCAAGTGTTACTTGCACGAACTTGATCATCTATTAGGTATTACTATGAAAGACCGTGTTAGTAAAATGAAATGGGATATGGCACAGAAGAAAGCACGTAAATTGGAGAAACAGTTTGCCTGATATTGATATTGACTTTGCAGATAGAGGTATTATTTTAAGTAAAATACAACATCGTATTGCAAAACTAGACACTGATAAAAAACATAACACAGGCGTATATGTAACTGAATGTCCACATAATCCTGTGGACAACTTGTCTACTATTGATTATAAAACAGCAGAAGACAGGGGCTACTTTAAACTAGACTTCCTTAATGTAAGCATATACAAAGATGTTAAGGACGAAACACATCTAACAAAATTAATGGAAAGGGAACCACTATGGGAACTATTGGAGCACGAAGACTTCAGCGAAAAAGTCTTTCATCTAAACGGGCACAGCAATCTATTGAAACTATTGAAGCCCAACTCGGTCGAACAATTAGCAGCGACACTAGCTATAATACGTCCAGCAAAGAGGCATCTCGCGGACAAAGATTGGCAAACGATAATGAAAGAAGTTTGGACAAAGCCAACAAACGGTGATTACTATTTTAAGAAAGCACACGCTGTAAGTTATGCAATGGTGTGCGTAGTGCATATGAATTTATTAGTTGAAGAATTTAACGCTTCGACTTCTTAACTAATTGTACGTTTTTACGTTTTACTCTTTTAACTGAAAGATTATTAATATTAGTGCAAGGTCCGATTGTAACCTTGACATCTTTTGAATTCATAGTAACTAAACTATATTTGAAATATTCCATTTCTTTCATTAGAAATATATTAATGGGGATTAACCGATTAGACTCCCACCACCAAACTTCTCCTAAATCAAGAAACGCTTTCTTTTCCTCTGTTGATTTTAAATTAGTGTACACATACATTGATGTAACCCATTGATCCTGATTCGCGATGATGCCGACATACTCTTGGCCGCCGTAAACTACAACGCTGATAAAGGGGAAATTTTCTTCTATATCTTTTGTTAACATTCTTATCCGATAAATACAATATGCAACTTATACCCAGATATTTAGTCAAAAACAAAACTACGGTTATTGCTAATGAAGCAGGGTTTCTTACGGAGTATAGAGCAGTGTACACACGACAACTAAAAGTATTTACAGGTATTGATAACGTACTGGACTTTAAACTGGTTAATGCAGATCAAAAACCTATTGATCTAGCAGGATACTCCAGTATTAAATTTCAAGCGTTTGATGAAAACAAAAATTTAATTATAGAACACGATGGTGTAAATGTTAATCAATCAAAAGGATTGTTTAAAGTTACAATCGGTGAAAATGATCTATTAAATGTCAAGAGTCAGTATTTAAGTTATAGTATCTATCTTGTAGATGCTAACAGTAATAATGTAATTACATATACCGATGCACACTTTGGAGGTTGTGGTACAATATATATAGACACTTGTCAATATCCTGGTCCTAGAGATACTTATAGTGTATCTACATTTACTGAAGTAACAGAAGACACCCCGTATTGGACATCTGAAACACTAGATGCAGAACCGGGTATTAACGGCAACGAAGCATTACACACTGCTGTATATTATACAGATAATTACATAGGCGATATTATAGTACAGGCAACGCTCGATAATGACGTAATTGACGGCACAACTTGGGCTGATGTAACATCGCTAACACTCAATGGTGCAGAAACAGAGCCAGTAGTTGTAAACTTTAATGGAGTGTTTAGTCATTTAAGATTTAAAGCCACAGCAAATCCTGCAAATAAAATAAGTAAAATATTAGTCAGAAACTAGTTGACAACGCAACAATATTACTATATAATAGTAATATGAAAAATAAAATAATACTGACTATAGTCGTAACTTTTGTTGCGGCTTTTTTTACGACTACTATAAAATCTGAACCGTTAGAAGTTTGGATTTATGCAGAAAGAACACCATCTTATCTAGCACCGGTTACTTATTCATACGAGATTGTAGAATCTGAAGATATTAAAGATGTAGCAAATTTAGATATTGTAACTAGCGGTCCAAAAGGACAAGTAAGCTCATTATATATTAGAGGTGCTGACAGTGATCAAAATTTAATAACACTCAACGGCATACCTATCAAAGATCATTCTAGTCCAACAGGAACAGATGATATTGGACAGCATAATTTTACAGGAATAAGTTCTGTAGAAATTATAAAAGGTCCTATGAGCAGTGTATACGGGGCAAATGCTTCTGGAGGTGTTATAAACTTAATATCAGATGTATCATATAATTCTTATGCTACATTAAGTGTAGGTTCAAATAATTCAAGTACAAAGAAAGTACAAGTGTCTGATATCAGCAACAGGCTTGCATATACTATAAGTGCAGAGCAGCAATCAACAGATGGCATAAGTGTATATCCTGGAGGCAGTGAAACTGATCCATATGACAGTACAAACTATAATTTAAATTTTATGTACTACGGTGATATTGCAAACTATAGATTGAATTTTATTAACGAATTAAATAATTCTAATCTAGACGGAATGACTGATACAGAAGACTATACTGGTAAATGGCATTGGACTAACTTGCAATTTGATGCGAACACAAATAATAGTAGGTTTGCTTTTAATAATTCTAATCACAATAGAACATACACAAAAGACGGATTGCTTGAAGGAAATTACAAAAGTAATACTAATACTTTTCTTGCTTCGCATATATTAAATTTTAACAAAGCTGATGTTACAATAGGAGCAGAACACGAAAATGTTGATGCAAACTTCTTAACTAATATTAGAGGAGCGTTTCCGTATACTAGCAGTGTTGATAAAACTAGAAACACAAATGGAATTTTCGTTAATACAAATATACTAACTGAAGATAATTTTATAATATCAACAGGTCTAAGATATGATAGCATAGACGAGTTTGGTAATAAAGTTACCGGTAGATACGGCTTGCATAAAAACGGTTATAGAGGAAGTGTATCTCTCGGTTACCGTATACCTACATTATATGAGATGTATGGTCAAGACAACTATGGATTCAATGGTAATCCAAATCTTAAAGAAGAAGACACTATAGGATTAGAACTAGGTTACAATAATGATATATTTGATACAGCAGTATTTGTAACCCAAGAATCTAATGCAATTATATATGACGGAACATACGTTAACGACGCAGATAAATCTTACACTAAAGGTATAGAAACATCAATTAACCATAGTATAGATGATTATTTTATTACAGGCAATGTTGCATTTACTGATGCACGTAAGTCAAACGGCGAACAGAAACTACGCCGCCCTAAACTTACAAGCAATGTAAAAGTAGCTAGAATTATAAACGGCATAGAATACAGCACAAAGGCAAACTATTACGGCAAACACAAAGATATTGACAGCAAAACATTTGCTACAATTGACAAAAGTTCAGTTATAACTTATGATGCTGAATTAAAGCATTTAAAAGATAATGTAGAAATATTTGCTGGCATATATAATATAAGTAATAAGGAATACGAAAGACCCGACGGTTACAGTCAATTAGGACGTAATTGGAAAGCAGGGTTCAAAGTATACTTTTAATATGAAACACTTAATAAAACATCCAATGTTTTGGCCCGGACTACTAGTAGCATCTCCTGTTCTTTACTATATCATATATAGATTAGGTTTAGAACTTTGGTGCATAGCATACGGATTAATCTACTAAAAAACGCTTGACATTACACTTATATGATTGTATAATCATAATATGAGTGTAGTAAACGATATAGTTCTGACATACTTGCCGGCCAAGCGTAAGCAAACGCCAAGTGGCTGGCTATCATTTAATGCTCCGTGTTGCCATCATAATGGTCACAGTGCAGACACTCGCGGCCGCGGTGGCTTAATAAGCAACCCGGATGGAGGCGTTAGTTATCACTGTTTTAACTGCGGCTTCAAGGCATCCTGGCAACCGGGCAGAAACTTCTCTCATAAGTTGCGTAAACTACTCCAGTGG